GTACTACCTTCCCCGTAAACCTCGGTCGGCCCATCAGCAAGACTGCCACACTCGTGCGAAACACAAGGTGGCTGCTTCTGCGGTCGCGCGTGTTCTGCGCGATAAAGCCTTAGAGCAGTTCAACGAAAGTTGGACTGCTTTCCGTACTGCTCTCCTCCTCGCCGTTCCTCACCTGCGCGCTGGCCTGGACTTGTCCAAGCGTAAGCACCGCAGGGCGGCAAGAGGTTTGCAGAGATTCCTTGACTCGCTCGTGTCACAATTTGACGCGAGCGGGATCACCGCTGTCCACAAGACTCTCAAGTCCGTGACCCACTGGTGTCGGGAGGAAGCCCTCCGATCTGGTCACCCCAAGGGCGGTCGCCGGCGGGTCCCCTTTTGGGGCTCCGTCCGGAACTGCCTCGATGGCGACCGCTCGAGGTACTTCCTCCTCAGCCAGTGTGGTCGCGCCCTGGCTCCGGGCAGTGACCTCGTGAAGCGTGCGCTGGCTGATCACCGGCGCACTTTGACGAAGCCGGCCGAGCTCGTGCCGGACCACGTGGGTAACCACGTGGCCTGGTTCTGCAAGCAGGCCGGGCTGAAGGTGGAGGCGTGGGGTTCTTCGACCCCGCGCCCCCAAACCTCAGCGTCTCTGTCCAAGTCGCGCGCGCAAGGCGGCGCGTCCCGCGAACTTAGTTCGCGGTACCACGCCGCCTCGCTCGCGTGGCAGTCTCTCCCACCACCGCACGACTCTGTGCGGGGTTGGCCCACTATCGCTGCCAACATGGTTTGGCGCGAGGCCGGTGTAGACCGGCCGGCGATAGGAAGCCTCCCCCGTGTCAGGGCCGTGGCGGTCCCGGAGAGAGGGGCCAAGGTCCGCGTGGTCACGGCGGGCGACTCATCGGAGACCGTGCGAGGCCACGTCCTTAGGGACGTGTTCTGGCCGATCCTCGATTCGCTGCCCGTCGCGTACCGCGGGGAAGACGACGAGGACGCCCGTGCCTGTTCGGTCCTCCGCGTGGCTCGTCCGGGTTGCGTGGTCGTGTCGACGGATCTCTCCGCCGCCACGGACTACGCCCCGTTCGAGCTCGCCGAGGCCGTCTGGACCGGCGTCTTCGCCGCCCTCCTCGAGCGTGGGGACTTGGACGCTACCGAGGCCTCCATCGGCCTCCGCGAGGTGTTGACCCACTTGGGCCCCCACCTCGTGGAGTGGCCCACAGGAGCCGAGGTATCGCGCCGAGGCTGGTTGATGGGCCATCC